AAATACCTCGCGGTGCGTTTGCGACCAGTTACGCGGCACTCTCGGCGGAAAGCGGACTGTCTGTGCAGCAGGTAAGGACGGCGCTCGGAAAGCTGAAAAAGACCGGCGAAATCACGGTGGAAACCAATCGGCACTACACCGTGATTACCGTCAGCAAGTATGACGAGTATCAAAGTGCGCCGGACGAAGTGCCGACAGCGGCAAAATGTCCGCCGAAATCTAAGCCGAAACCCAAGACCCAAGAATCCGATAAGAAACTCGACCTGACGGAACGGTTTTCGGAGCCGGTATGTTCGGCGGTTCAAGATTGGATTACATACAAGAAGGAGCGCAGGGATGCATACGAGCCAACCAGTCTCAGAAACCTTCTCACGATGATTGAGAACCGCGTAAAGCAGCACGGCGAACAGGCAGTAGCCGATGTTATCCGGCTGAGTATGTCACAGAGGTGGAGGGGTATCATTTGGGACAGAATCGAAGACAAGCCGAAGAAACCCAAAGCAGATACGCCGATGTTTGACGGTGCGCCCGCCGCCAACGACTGGGAAAACGAGTGGGCGGCACGAGTGAAAGCAAGCAGAGGTGAGAAGTGAAGTTTGTAATCAAAGGTCCGTTGCCGGGACTGAATGAGCTGATCGAGGCAGAGAGACGACACCGACAGGAGGGGGCGCGGCTGAAAAAGCAGTGCGAAACCGTTGTGATGCACGCGGCACGGCAACTTGGCGGTGCGGAGTTTCAGGAGCCGGTGTATATGATTTACCGGTGGTACGAGAAAGACCGGCGGCGGGACAAGGACAATATCTGCGCGTTCGGCAGAAAGGTTATTCAGGATGCGCTGGTCAAGGCGCGGTATCTGAGTAACGACGGCTGGAAGAATATCCGAGGGTTTGAAGATCACTTTGAGGTGGACGCGAAGAATCCGAGGATTGTGGTTGAGATTTTAGGAGCGGATGAGGATGAAACAGGTTAAATGCGAGAAGCTGGAACGGCGGTATCCGGATGGTTTTTCGCCGGCGGCGAGCGTAAATCGTGAGGAGCGCGAAAACGGGTAATACAACCCGATGTAATTCGCTTGAAAGGAGAATGAGAGATGGAAACAGCGGCAGCGGTTCGCAAGCGTAAATCTCCGCCGCTCGGCAAGCGTACATGGACGCCGGAGGATGAAAGCTATCTGACAGAGAAGTGGGGCTATGCATCGGTGCCCGCCATCGCGAAGAAATTGAACCGCACGGAGAACGCGGTCGTTGTTCGGGCACAGCGGCTCGGCTTGGGAGCTGTGCTGATGGCGGGCGGGTACGTCACGCTGAACCAGCTGCTCGCCACAGTGACAGGAAGGGAACGCGGCAAAACCTACCAGCGCAAAAGTTGGGTAGAGAACCGTGGCCTGCCGGTGCACCGAAAGAAAGTCCGCCAGTGCAGCTTTTATGTGGTCTATCTGGAGGAGTTCTGGGAATGGGCAGAGCGCAACCGCAGTTTCCTCGACTTCTCGAGAATGGAGCCGCTGGCACTCGGATGGGAACCGTCGTGGGTCGCAGAGCAGCGCAAAAAGGATTACCGCGCCTGCGCGATCCAGCGCAAGGACCCGTGGACGGCAGACGAGGACAGTCGCCTTAAAATGCTGCTCAGTCAGCACAAATATACATGGGCGGAGCTGTCAGAGATGCTGCACCGCACGACTGGTGCAATCCAACACCGGTGTCGAGATCTCGGCATCAAGGATCGCCCGGTCAAGGCGGATAACCACGGTAAAAGCGCGGTGTGGAACGAGCGCGACTATGCGGTTCTGGCGGACGGTATCCGCCACGGTGACAGCTACATGGCAATCGGACAAGCGCTCGGCAAATCGGAAAAGGCGGTGCGCGGCAAGGTCTACACGGTGTATCTGACCGAAAGCGCGGACAAGGTGCGCGAATACATGGGTGATGGTCCGTGGGGAGCCGGTGCGCCGGAGCCGAAAGTCAAGCAGGCGGTGTACTTGTCCATCACGAGAACAGAGGTGCGCAAGCAGCTGTCATATCTGGCAGGGCTGCTGCGGAAACGGGCGAATGATCTGGGCTACGATCCGTATTGGCAGCGGTTTATGTGTCAGCACTGGGACGACTTCGGCGGCTGCTCTGCCGGCTGCGCGAATTGTGATGACTGCACAGAATTTCGACGTATCCGTCCGCAGTATTGCGCTCGGTGCGGCGGCACGTTCTACGAGAGGAAGGAGAACCGTTTCTGCGGTGCCTGCCGGACGGCACGGAAGAAGAAAGCACAGCGGCATTGGTACCGCGTCAATCATAGTTGAACAGGAGAGGAGAACAACCAATGGCAAAATGTAAATTCTGCGGACAGGGCGGCAAGCTGAAATCTGGGAGCAAGGCCGAGAGTCTGCTGACGGACAAGCTCAAGGAGCTGCGGAAGGAGCTGCTGGCAAAATGAAAGCGCCTGCTTTTCAAACCGAGGCACAGAAAACTTTCTGCCAGACGTTCCAAAAACTATGCAGCCATACAAGTGCATGGCAGGTGTGGAGCGACTTTGTACAGCTGACTGCGATTGCGTTGTCAAACCGCTGTGATATGCAGGCAAAGCGCGAAAAGCAGTATAACGAGATCATGCAGCAGTACGACAGAGCGGAACAGAGCGTTTTCGCAGAACTGTTTGCACAAATGGTGACGGCACTGGAAGAGCAGCCGGAACAGGATTTCCTTGGTGATATGTTTATGCGGCTGGAACTTGGCAGTCATTGGCATGGTCAGTTTTTCACTCCGTACAGTGTGTGCAGGCTGCTGTCGTCGGTAACGATCCGAAGTGCTGTCGAACAGGTAGCAGAACACGGATACTGTAAGGTGAACGACTGTGCGTGCGGTGCGGGTGCAACGCTGATTGCGGCGCGAAACAGTCTGAAACACACGGGCATCGGAACGGATCAGGCGTTGTTCGTAGGGCAGGACGTAGACCGCACGGCGGCGCTGATGTGTTACATTCAACTCAGTCTGCTTGGCTGTGCCGGTTATGTGGTGATTGCGGATACACTGTCAAACCCGGCAGTGGGGAAAATCATTCCGCGCCGGAAAGCAGGGCAGGACATCTGGTTCATGCCGGGATTGTATTTGTCAGATGCCTGGTGTGAACGGATACGATGGGAGATGATGATGTGCAACTGACAGAAAAATTGATCGACCGATTGCTGGATGTGTATATACAGTCAGACAGCGACCTGCAGATTGTCAAGAGCCAGCTGGAGATCATTCTGTATGATTACGATGTCCGCCCAAAGGAAACAGCGATCGTGCCCTATGGCAAAACGCGCAACGAGGTGCTGATGAAGCGATTTGCAGTCGCCAAGGCGGTTGCGGGGCGCAGTCCGCGCACGATAGAGGTTTATCTGCAAGCTGTGGGGCTGTTCCTGCGCACAATCCAGAAAAATGCGGACGAGGTGCGCAGCGAGGATATACAGGTGTATATCGCTCAACTGATGACCAAAGGACGAACGAAGACATACTGCAATGACGTTAGACGGTTTTTGTCCAGCTTCTACACCTATTTGACTAAAGAAGAGATTATAACCAGAAATCCGATAGATCGCGTGGAAGCTATTAAGTGCAAGCGCAGAAAAGAGTCGGCGTTTACTGATATGGAAGTTGAGCGAATGCGCGTAGCTTGCAGAACGTCATTTGAAACAGCAATGATCGAAACGCTGCTGTCTACCGGATGCCGCGCCGCAGAGGTGTGTGCAATCCGAAAGGACGACATCAACGGCGATAAAATTACTGTGACCGGTAAAGGCGACAAGGTGCGGACGGTATACCTGAGTGCAAGAGCGCTTGTTGCGATCAATGCATATCTCAAGGAACGCAGCGATAACAACGAATATCTGTTTCCGAGGCGCATTGCGAAGCCATCACGCAAGGAGGCTTGGTTTCGGAATCCGGATATGGTCGCAGAGGGGCATTTCTCACGCGAAAGCGTAAATTGCTTGTGTAAGCGCGTTGCTGAAAGGGCGGGCGTTCAGGGCGCTCATGCACACCGTTTTCGCCGGACTTGTGCAACATTTGCTCTGCGGCGTGGTATGCCGATCGAAATGGTTTCCATGATGCTCGGGCATGAAGAACTCTCCACGACACAGATTTACTTAGATGTGCGAGAGAGCGATCTTCGGATTGCACACGAAAAATACGTTTTTTGACGTGACCGTGAAAACCGGAATTGGCGGCGACTGTGAATTGGACGATTATGCAGAGGAAATTTATCGGAGAAGCGAGGAATGAGAGGAAAACAATGGCTGAATATCATGTTGGCTGTGGCTTTTGCGGTATTTATGCAGGAACGCTTGAGCCGAAAAATAAAAACTTATGGCGCAACAAGTCAGATGTGACCAAAGAAGCGATTGAAGCAGTTCGCGACTACCTGGTTTGGGAATTGCTCGGAGGTTATGATAGCCCCGAAACATTTTCTGGTGGCTGGAGATGGCCGCTCAAAGATGGCAGAACCGTTGAACTGCGCGTGACAATTAAGGAGGAAAACGATGTGGAATAAGGTTATTGATGATTGGAAAACTCCGGTCGAATACATTGACCGTGAAGCGGCGAACTTAGCTCTTGCGGAGCAAGGCTTTGATTGGGATAAAGCAAAGCAGGCTCTTGCGAGTGTGCCTGCCGCCGATGTTGCGCCGGTGGTGCATGGGTGGTGGAACGCAAACGAAATTTGCTCATTGTGCGGAGAGAAGTCAACGGAAGGACTGGACGCAACGATATGGAACTATTGGCTCCCTAACTACTGCCCCAACTGCGGGGCGAAGATGGACGGAGGTGAAGACAATGATTGAGCTTAAACCCTGTCCGTTTTGTGGAGGAAAAGCGACTGTTCAATGTAAGCACACCGAAACATACGACGTTTGGGAGAACCACCCCGTTTTGTGTGCTAAGTATCGTGTTGGCTGTGAAAAGTGTGGAATTTATTTCTGGCAGTTGCACGAAATCCAATTGATAGATGGCCAACCTGCTGTTATTAAAAACGGATATGACGAAGCTGCCGAAGCATGGAACAGGAGGGCGACCAATGGCTCAAATTAACAATGAAGTATTTGACAGGCCAATTAAACCGGCGGCGGCGCGTGCCCTTATCGCAACGGTACGAGATATCGCACCGTATCTCACGATTGGTGAGTGTTGTTCGATTGTAGCGGTTGTGCAAAACGCTATTAAGCGTATGGAGCAGGAGGACAAACGATGATATTCAAGAAAAACGGCAAGGTGTACGGCAGCATTGAGTCGGTGGTCGGTGAGCATTGCCAAAAATGGCGGTATTGCTTTAATTGTGTGTTATATAGCAAGAGAGGTGCGAAATGCTGCGAACACTACGCGCATACAAATCCGGAGGAGGTGGCGCACTTGCTCGGCTTTGAGGTGATCGACGATACGCCCGACATCCGAAAGGTAGTCGAGAAGTGTGGCGAGGACGTGAAGCGCAAACTGACCCGTGCGGACATCCTGCACGCGGCGGAAAAGTGCGTATGCGGACAGCGCGAGACGGACTACGGCACGCCGGAGGATAACTTCAAGGCGATTGCGGAGCTGTGGGAGGCGTATCTTAACAAAGCCTGCACAAGGGGCGTGAACGTGTGCGTAGAGGCAAAGGACGTTGCTGCAATGATGGCGCTGCTCAAGATTGCACGCATTGCAGCAGGCGGCGGAAAGGCTGACAGTTGGATTGATCTTGCAGGCTATGCGGCGTGCGGGGCAGAGTGCGAGGGGGTAACGGAATGACCATCGCTGAAATCGCCGCCCAGATGGGCGTTACGCCGGAAACACTGGTGCAGGAGGTTGTGGCACAGGGAACGGCAAAGGCAACTGTGTTTGTCGTGTTTGGCGCGTTTATGATAATCCTTGCAATCGTTTCAACGATTTTTGGTTTTATCCGCGATGATACCGTGTGGGGTTTGCTGGCTGTGACTTCGTTGATGTTTGGCGCGTTCTTGCTAATTGCTGATTCACCCAACTTGATTGCATGGAAAACCGCGCCGGAAACAACTGCGAACCAGTACATTGTAGAACATTATGGAGGTGGACAGAATGATTGACCTGCACAAGCTGGACAAGTTCCGGCTGAAAGACAGAGAACGCGAGTTTTACGGCTGCAACGGCGACAGCGGAAACGGTGTTTTCAAGGTGTATGTCGGCGGCAAGTCGTTCTGCGTGATTGCAAGCAACGGCATGGGATGGGAGCACGTCAGCGTTTCGCCCGGCTCTGCACAGCGCAAGTGCTGCCCGACATGGGACGAGATGTGTGCGATTAAGGACATGTTTTTCAGGGAGGATGAGCGCGTTATGCAGCTCCACCCGCCTAAGTCGGAGTATATCAACAACTATCCGTACTGCCTGCACCTGTGGAAACCGGTAGATACGGAGATTCCGCACCCGCCGATGATTTGTGTTTGAAAGGAAGAAAATAATGAATGCAGTAAGTGAAGATGTAAAGATGCTGGTGGAAAAGGAACTGGAAAGCGCAAATGAGCGTTTTCCGCAGTTTCACTCGGAGCACGAGGGTTGGGCGGTAATGCAAGAAGAAGCCGAGGAACTGCAAGAAGAATGCGCCAGTATCGAAATGGCAATGGAGCAGCTCTGGCACCGTATCCGTGACGGTATCCCGACGGCGCAGCATGTGGCACTTGTTGAGCAGTACGCCGAAGCAGCGGCTTGCGAAGCTGTGCAGGTGGCGGCGATGGCGAGAAAGTATCTTGATATGTTGGAAAGAGAGAAATGAAATGAAGAAAATTGCTTTAATCGTTCTGTCTATCGTGGCAGCACTGGTACTCATGATTGCTGCTGCATTTGTGTCGGCTAATAACCGCGCAGTATCAGCAGAAGAACAGGTAAATTCGGCGGCAGCCGATGTGCAGGTGGTGGAAAAACGCCGTGTTGATCTCGTTTACAATCTGGTGGACGCAGTAAAGTCCTATCAGAATTACGAGGGCGATACACTGACAAAGATTACGCAGGCTCGCACTGCTGCCGCGTCCGGCAAGGTCGAACAAGCGCAGGTTGCGTTGAACGCCGTTGCAGAGCAGTACCCGGAACTCAAGGCAAACGAAAATTACAAGCAGCTCATGACTGAGCTTGCGCTGACCGAGAACCAGATTGCACAGTACCGCAACAACTACAATCAGCAGGTACGGGCATACAATAAACTGGTAAGGTCTTTCCCAACCGGTTTTCTGCTGAGGGTAATGAACTATCAGGCAATCGACACGACCTATGCGGACTACGACGCACCGGAAGATGCCCCGCAGAACCTGTTCGGTGACAGCGATGGAGATTAAGCCACGCGAGATTGCGTTCAGCGTTGCAATCGTGTTTGTTATGGTGGCACTGGGATTTCTGCTCGGTAGCAAAATCAGTGACCATATCGCTGAGACAAACGAGGAATTTACCACGGCAACGCAGATTACAGACGATCAGCAGTTTCAATATGCGTTGGATACCGACTTTGGAAATGTGATTGCTTACGGAAAACTGGTAGCGGAACAGCCTGTTTCGGCAGACGATTTAGACGGAAAATATGCAATCCTAACCAAAATCACAGAACAATACACCCGGCACACGCGCGTTGTAACCTATACCGATGGCAAGGGACATACGCACAGCCGCACCGAGGTGTATTGGACGTGGGACGAGACTGACCGGAAGGAAGAAAGCACAGAAACATTTACATTCATGGGCGTATCGTTCCCGGCGGATAAGTTTTCCGTTACAGCGCACCAACAGGGCGATACAATCTATGACAGCAGGCTTGTGCGGCATTATTACGAAGTTGTGGACGCAAATATGGTTGGCAGTATACATACGCAAATCAAAGATCATATGATTGCAGACAACAACAGGTTTTATACGGACGCAGAACCACAGGCGATTGTAAACCTTGCTATAAGACAAGGTAATATTGCTATCATCTTGTTCGGTGTATTATGGATTGCTCTGACCGGTGGTACGGTATATGGTTTCTGTGCACTGGAAAACAGATGGCTGGACGGATGATGTATAGTCCGGAAATGCGAAAATACCTGAAAGAAATCCATCGCTATTTGCTTTGGAGGTACGGAAATGGCGAAGAAAAAGAAAGTCAACCCATACCGAATACCGGCGACGCAGGGTGACATAGAAAAAGCCAAACGAGACGCAACGAACACGGCGGCTGCGTCTACATGGGCAATTATGTTTAGCGTTCTACGGGATAAAGAAGGATACGACTATGACCGATTACGGCGGATATGGGACGAAACAAACTACCTCGCAGACAGTATCGCCCGAAAATACGTTAAAATCGACGATCTGATTGAAGAACTGCGGGAGAATGGAATAGCATTAGCATGAAAAAGAAAAGCGAATGCGCTGGGTGCGCATACTGGCGGGTACTTGGTACAAGCCAAGGGTCTAAGCTATGGGCGTGTCATTATTTGATCGACACGGGGAAATCGCGCGGATGTGAACCGGGTGTGGGTTGCGTCCGCAAGGCGGCGAGAATCAGCCGCCGTAGGCGATATACACAGCACGGCATGGAGGAGGTAGTGGCACACGACAACTAAAGAATGGCTTTTGCGTGCCGTAGGAATCGAGAACAACATTGCGTCGTTGGAAAACGCTCGTGTAAAAGCATGGACACGAGCGACGAGTGCAACGGCGACTATTAAGGAAACGCCGGGCGGTGGCGGTGATGTTACTGCGAACAAGGCGGATGCGTACATTGAGTTGAACAATCAAATCAAACGCGAGCAGGAGCGGCTTGCTCTGGTGCGGGCTGAGATTATCAGCACGATCGCAAAAGTTCCGAGCAACGAACTCAGGACGTTGCTAACTGACCGGTATGTAAACGGATGCAAATGGAGAGACGTGGCGCGTAACCAGAATTACAGCGAATCCCATGTGAAGGGCGAAATGCATGTAAGAGCTTTACAGGCAGTGGAACGGATACGCGCAGGTTGTGCATAACATTGTGGAAAACACAATACACAATAATACTAAACATGGTGGTATAATGATATCGTGATAAAAGCCCTAAAGGGCGGAATCACGGAGTTTCGTTCCTCCACTTTCAGCCCGCCGAAAGGCGGGTACACGCCCGAAAGCCTGCGTGAGGGCTGACGGGTGACAAGCCTTTCTGTTTAACCCCAAATACCTACTTAAAGCGGTGGGGAGACCTGCCGCTGACCTGCTCCAAAGTCTGCATGAGGGCTGAGGAGCAAAACGCCTTTCGCGGAACGAAGGCATTGATTATCCTTTCTATTCTTTCGGCGTGCCTTTTGCGCGGCACGCCGATATGCTCCAAAGCCTGCATGAGGGTGACGGAGTAATAACATTTATGCTACAATGAGAATGGAATGCGGAGCCTGCGGGCAACAGGCACCGCAAACATGCCCGGATGGCTGCGTGAGGTCGGACGGGTAACGTATGGATTAGCCAAGGGCAATGTGGCGGACTTTTGGCAAGCCTTGCATGATGGACGACGTGCAAGGCGATCTGTTCCCAAAACTGCATGAGGTGGAGGGAGCACAACGCCTCCAACGAGGACGATAATATTCTGACAGTCCGGAAAGACGGACAATCTGTTTCCGAACGCCTGTGAAGCTGCTGCAACGGCTTTGCAGAGTTCAGCGGGTGCTTGCAGGCACGCCGCAACCGGGGTCGCTCCCCGCTGTAACCTAAAAAGGGAATCAGCCGGATTACGCACCGATAGAGACGCGTGACACGACGGACAGAGACGCCGAGCAGCCTATATCGAGAGGGCGAGTGCTGACCGGATAAGCACTCACACGGACTTAGTAAGCCGAGAGCAAAACCACCGGTACAAAGTTACAAAGCCGAAAAGCCGCTTTCGGGCAGCTAAGTACACGCTGCAAATGAGCGACAGTCTGTTTATCTCTTGCAATAAACAACCTAATCACACAGAACGGAAACACAAGTAAACTTGCGAAAGTGAGGTAATACCTCTCTGGATTTCATACAAACCGTTCTGGACAGCCGGGAAACCGTCGGTAAAAGCCCGACGTACAGACGCGACGATAGCGTTCATACCTCCGCAGGGAGGTATACCGGTTTGCATAGTGGCTGAAAGCGGGTGCGAGTCCTGCGAAACCGAAACAGTCGTAAATATGGTAAACCCCGCTCACCTTATGGCTTTGGTGAGCGGGGTTTGTCATGCTATTTAGAAAATGCTCTGACGCGGGTGCGTGAGCCGGGCGGGAGAAAGACCTATTAAAACTGGCGATCTGAAATTCGCGCGGATTGGGAAAGACTCAAAGGAATATTTAGGCAGAATTATAGGAGACTAACTAAACACGAAAAGGATTATCTGCAAAGATGGCCCTTTTCGTTGCATAAATGAAAGGCGGTGAACTGCATGAACGCAATCAGAAGAGCATCACGATCTATCGGAACTCGCGTCCGTAACTTTGTTTCGGGTCGTCGGGCAGCAGGCGCTTCCCGTGCGCGGTCGTCCTCGACCTGATGAAAAAACACTCAAAAGTACGCCGACCGGGCATAGCGTCCCGGCCGGTTTTCTTTTTGGAAAGGGAGGGAAAAGTAAATGCCAAGAGGCAGACCAAAGAAACAAATCGACCTTGAAGCGGTGCGCGAGCTGGCAAGCGAGGGCAACACGCAAGAGGAAATCGCAAGAGCATTAGGCTTCGCGCGTGCGACCTTTGCGAATCGCGATGATGTGACCGAAGCATATTATAAAGGCATGGCCGAAATGAAGCTGAGCCTGCGCCACTGGCAGTTTAACGCTGCTCGTGGCGGTAACATCCAGATGCTTATCTGGTTGGGAAAGCAGTACCTCGGACAGCGCGACGCAGTAGAGGAGAAGATCGAAAGCGAGGGCGTGAAGGTGATTATCGATGTCTGAGTTAAAACTATCTCAGGTAATCGGCCCTGCATTTTACTCTGTCGCGCACGATGTATTCGAGCATGGACACACACACTATGACGAAAGCGGCGGCCGTGGCTCGCTGAAATCGTCGTTTGTGTCGATTGTCGTTCCGCTGCTGCTTATCCACAACCCCGGAACGCATGCGCTTGTGTTACGCAAGGTTGCAAACACCATCCGCGATAGTGTATACGCACAGTATGTATGGGCGATTGGCGAGCTGGGAATGGCTGACTACTGGGACGCGAAGGTATCGCCGATGGAGCTGATATATCGCCCGACCGGACAGAAAATCATGTTTCGCGGCGCTGACGACCCGATGAAGATCAAGTCAATCAAGGTTCCGTTTGGTTATATTGCTGTTACGCATTTCGAGGAGAAAGACCAGTTCGCAGGACGCGCGGAAATCCGAACGATCTTGCAGTCTACAATGCGCGGCGGTGATAAGTATTGGAACTTTGAGAGTTATAACCCTCCGATCAGCCGCGACAACTGGGCGAACAAGGACAGTTTAGAAGAACGCCCTGACCGTCTCTGCCACCGCAGCACGTACCTTGAAGCGCCGCGCGAGTGGTTAGGCGATCAGTTTATTTATGAGGCGGAGCACCTAAAACTGACAAACGAGCGAGCGTATCAGCATGAATACCTCGGCATTCCGGTCGGTACGGGCGGCAACGTCTTTGAAAACCTTGAACTGCGAGAAATCACAGATGATGAGGTGGCAACGTTCGATCATATCTATCAAGGCGCTGACTGGGGATGGTTCCCCGACCCGTTCGCTTTTATCCGCGTCCACTACGACAGGGCGCGTGAGACGGTGTATTTTATCGATGAGATATACAAAAACAAGCTGAGTAACGAGGAAAGCGCCGGTATTATCATGGAGCGCGGCTATAATGATACGTTTATCACCTGCGACAGTGCAGAGCCCAAAAGCGTTGCAGACTACCGCGCTATGCGACTGCCTGCCAAAGAGGCCGTGAAGGGTCCCGGCAGTGTCGAGTACGGCATGAAGTGGCTACAGCGCAGGACACTTGTCATCGACCGCAAGCGAACGCCGCACGCCTATGATGAGTTTGTGAACTATGAGTATGAGCGCGACAAGGACGGCGAGATCATCAGCGGCTATCCAGATGAAAAGAACCATCTGATTGACGCCGCGAGATACGCCCTTGAGCGCGTTTACAGAAGAATGGGAGTGATTGCTTGACGATCATTGAAAAACTGAAAGATCTCGGCTATAACACAATCGCCCCCGAGTTTTACGGTAAGGTTGCGGAGTGGCGCAGCTGGTATGTGGGTGATGTGAAGTCATTCCACCATTACAAGGTGCGCAACTGCGGCCGAACCGTGCATTGCAAGCGATATACGCTCGGTATGGCGAAGAAGTTAGCCGAGGACTGGGCGAACCTACTCATGAACGAAAAGGTGAAGATCACCTTGGAGGGCGAGAAAGAACAGGCGTTCGTTGACCGCATCTTTGAAGAGAACAACTTTGAGGTAAAGGCGAACGAGATGCAGGAAATGAAGTCTGCACTGGGTACGGTCGCATACATTCCGCGTGTTGTCGGTGCAGTGTCGGACGGCGAACAGCCTATTGCAGGCGCAGCAAACGGCATTCAGATTGATTATGTGACTGTAGAGCACATTTTCCCTCTGGCATGGCAGAACGGCGTTATCACGGAATGCGCGTTCGACAGCCGAATCACTGTAAATGGCGAGGATTACTGCTATCTGCAAATCCACAAGCGAAATGAAATCGGCTTTTACGACATCGAAAACCGCATTTTCAAAATCACAAATGAAAGTTTGTTTGAAGAAAGCCTTGCGAAAGTGCCGGGGTTTGAGAAAATCCCTCCTGTTGTGCATACTGGTTCGAACAAGCGGCAGTTTGTGATTGATCGTTTGAACATCGCGAACAACTTTGACTATTACATTCCGCTCGGCATTCCGGTCTATGCAAACGCGATTGACGTTCTGAAAGGCGTTGATATCGCATATGACAGCTATGTAAACGAGTTCCTGCTCGGTAAAAAGCGCATCATGGTAAAGCCGGCTGCGACGAACTACCTTGACGGCGAGCCGGTATTCGACCCGGACGAGCTTGCATATTATGTGCTGCCGGAGGATACGCAGGATGGCAATATCATTCAGCCGATTGATATGACGCTGAGAACCGGCGAACACAACCGAGGCATTCAAGATCAGCTGAACCTGCTGTCAACCAAGACAGGTTTCGGCGAGAGCTATTACCACTTTGACGGCGCAAGCGTTGCAACCGCCACGCAGGTAATCAGCGAAAACAGCACCATGTTCCGCACGATCAAGAAGCATGAAATCATCCTTGAGCAGGCACTTGTGGAGCTGTGCCGCATTATTCTGCGGCTCGGAAATGATGCAATGAACGCCGGGCTGAATGAAGATGTGGAAATCAGCATTGACTTTGACGACAGCATCATCGAGGATAAGGGCACGGACTTCACGCGAGACATGCAGCTGCTTAACGCAGGCATCATGAACGACTGGGAGTTCCGTGCTAAGTGGCTCAATGAGGATGACGAGACGGCAAAGAAAATGCTGCCTAAAGCGCAGGATATGACAGACGAGGGGGAAGATGAGATTGAATGAAGTATCCAATCACACCGGAATACCTCGACGCAGCGCCCGAACCGATTGCGATTGCAATGCGAGAGCTCGAAAAGGACATCTTGCGCGAGATATGTTCACGATTTAAGCTGACCGGCGAACTGAACGAGGTTTCCATGAACGATATCCGCGCGCTGCGTGCGCAAGGCCTCGACATGGAGACCATCGAAAAAATGATAGCAAAGCACAGCAAGGAAACACTGCCTCAGGTGCAGGAAGCACTTGACCGTGTTGTTGAATACAACCAGAAGTATTACAACGAGCTTGCAAGCAAGGCGAGCGTTGCTGAACCGCTTTTCTGGGTGACGGCTGCGGATATCGCGCAGATACAGTCACAGACGCTTGACAGATACCGCAACATTACACGCTCTCTCGGTTTTGCACTGCAAACAAACGGAAAGGTTACATTTCATCCGATTGCAAAGGCGTATCAAGCCGCCCTTGACAAAGCAGAAGTGAAAATGCAGTCCGGCGCGTTTACGTTGCAGCAGTCACTTGAGGATGCAGTTAGAGAGCTTGCAGACAGCGGCATATACACGATTGACTATGCGACAGGGCACAGAGACCATGCAGACGTTGCAGCGCGCAGAGCTATTTTCACGGGTCTAAATCAGCTTACCTCGAAATACACGGAAACGGCTGCGGAAACACTGGAAACTGACCTGTACGAAATCACCGCCCATCGCGGCGCGCGTGATAAAGGCACAGGATGGAAGAACCACAAGGCATGGCAAGGCAAGGTTTACAGCACGAAAGACGGCAGCAAATACCCGAATATTTACAAGGTTTGTGGATTGGGTGCTGTTGACGGCCTGGAGGGCGCTAACTGTAGGCATCATCGGCATGCGTTTTTAGAGGGCGTTTCTGAGCGCGTCTACACAGACGATGAGCTTGCGAACATCGACCCACCGCCTGTAAGGTTTGAAGGACGGACGTACAGCGCCTATGAAGCAACGCAGATGCAGCGCAAGATAGAACGCACGGTGCGCAAGTTGGAACGCCGCAGAGCCGCGTACAACGCCGCAGGAATGACGGGAAAGGAAGAGCAAACAGGCATCCGCATTCGCCGATTGAAGAAAGAATATCGCGAATTCAGCCGGGCGGCGAGCCTGCCGACGCAGACCAACCGCATGAAAGTAATTGAATAATTGGCATCGTGGAAACACGGTGTTTTTTATTGCCAAATTGTCCGACAGGACGTTAAACAAGGAGACCACAATGGAAAACAACGCTACCAACACCAACGCGCAGAGCGCGGTGAACAACACTGCTGCACAGCAGGAAAAGACGTTCAGTCAGGCGGACGTAGATAAGATGATCCAGTCTCGCCTTGAGCGTGAACGGAAGAAAATGCCCAGCGAGGAAGAGCTGACCGCATTCCGCACGTGGAAAGACAGTCAGCAGACCGAGCAGGACAGAATGAACAACATCACCAAAGAGCGCGACACCGCAGTAAGCAACCTTTCGGCGGCGAACGCGAAGATCGAACAGCTCGAACACGAAAGATACGTTTCGTCGAAGGGTTTCACCGGCGACGAAGCGGAGTTTATCGCGTTCAAGGCCGCGAAGATGGTAGATGACAAGACCACCTTTGAACAGGCTGTGGATGCAATCGCGCAGGAACGTCGGCCGCGAACCTCGTTTGATTGGACTGCGCCTGTTGGCGATGGCAACCAGAAAAACGCCCCCAATGCAGCGATGAACGCGCTTATTCGTGGGGCAATCAAGTAAGAAAAGGAGCTTTTAACAATGGCAAATAACGTAATTGACCGCAATTCCCTTTCCGGCCTCATCCCGGAGCCGGTAACTCGTGAAATCCTTCAGGGCGCTGTTGCAGAGTCGGCAGTGCTGCGTATGGCTCGCCGCCTGCCGAACATGACCAGCAAGACCCAGACCATGAACGTTCTGGATATGCTGCCGACCGCTTACTGGGTAAACGGCGAGGTTTCCGGAACTGGCGCGGCTGACTCCGCAGCGTACAAGCAGACTACCAAGATGGCATGGGACAAAAAGAAGATTTACGCCGAGGAAATCGCGGTAATCGTCCCCATCCCGGAGGCAGTTCTGGATGATGCGGATTACGACATCTGGGGTGAAGTTCGTCCGCGTCTGGTCGAGGCGTTCGGCAAGAAGATTGACGCCGCAATCCTGTTCGGCGCTGACAAGCCGACCACGTGGCGTGATGGCGTTGTCCCGTCTGCGATTGCAGCAGGCAACGGCGTTCCGACCTCTACCGACACTTTCGGCGACATCATGGGCGAGAACGGCCTTATCGCAAAGGTTGAACTGGACGGCTACAGCCCGAACGGCGTTGTATCCGCCGTACAGATGCGCGGCAAACTGCGCGGCCTGGTAGATACCACCGGTCAGCCGATCTTTAAGACTGACATGCAGGGCGCGTCTCGCTACGCTCTGGACGGCATGGATATGTATTTCCCGAACAACGGCGCGTTTGACCCGACGCTTGCAAAGATGATTGTCGGCGACTGGTCGCAGCTCGTTTACGCCATCCGTCAGGACATCACGTTCAAGATCTTCACCGAGGGCGTTATTCAGGATCCGTCTACCAAGGCAATCCAGTACAACCTCATGCAGAACGACATGGTTGCGCTGCGCGCAGTTATGCGCCTCGGCTGGGAGATCGCAAACCCGGTAACTGCATTTAATGCGGACATGGAAAACCCGTTCCCGTTCTCCGTTTACGGCAACGGCGGCACTGTTTCCGCTGTAAAGGTAACTCCGGCGACTGCAAGCCTTGCAAAGGGCGGTTCCAAGCTGTTTACTGCGGCTGTAACCGGCGACGGCATTGTTTCCGACAGCGTATCGTGGAGTGTTTCCGGCGGCGCAAAGGCTAACACCAAGATCACCGAAGACGGCCTGCTGACCGTTGACAAGTCGGAGACTGCATCGAGCCTCACGGTAACTGCTGAGTCGAAGCAGGACGCAAGCAAGAGCGGCACCGCATCCGTAACCCTTCTGTAAGGAGCAAACGCAAATGGTAGATTATGCATATTACAAGGATACGTACCTCGGCAACCAGATTGCCGAGGATGAGTTTCCGCGCCTTGAAAGCCGCGCTGTAGCATATCTTACCTATCTTACGCGCGGAAGAATTGACGATAGCGAGCCTGCAAAGATGGCGTGCTGTGCGGTCGCGGAGCAGTATCAAGTGATTGATACGCTCCAAACTCGCGCGGCATCTGCCGAGCAGGAGAAACAGAGCGAGAGTGTTGGCTCTTGGTCTGTAAGCTATCGTAGCGGCACGGAGGCAATGCAGGAGGCAAAGGCACAGCTCAAAGCGGCTGCGGAAATGTATCTTGCAAATACCGGAATGCTGTACCGAGGTGGGAGGTGCTGCGGATGCGACTGCCCCACACTGTAACGTTGTTTCAGCCGTCTGGCCGAACTGTTCTGACGGGCGTTTTGCTTGAAAGCACCAGAGGCACGAGCGTAACGAAGACCGCACAGAACAGCGCAGACAGTGTAACGCTGCATATCCCTTTACCGTTTACGCAGATCATCAGCCCTGAAAAGGACTATTTTGCGCGCGGCGATGTGCCGGATGCAGGAAGTTACCAGAAATGCCGTGAGAAGTACGAGACATACCGCGTCACAAGCGTCTCTTTGTATGATTACGGCGGATTGCAGCATTTGGAGGTGGGCGGCCGATGATACGTTACTCTATGAAGTTGCACTTGCCAAACAACGTGCTTGATAGGCGCGTGGAAAAGGCGAACGCGTGGCTTGTTGAGGAGATCATCAAGGACACCGACCCGTTTGTTCCGGCGCGAACCGGTGTACTGGCAATGAACGTACAGCGGCATGGTCATACCATTGTGTATGCCTCGCCGTATGCACGTTTTCAGTATTACGGCAAGGTGATGATTGACCCGGCAACCGGCAGTACGTTTGCACCCAAGGGCACACGCAAGGCATTGACAGATCGAAACCTCAAATACAGCAAGGGAATGCACAAAAACGCGCGTTCTCACTGGTTCGATGCAAGCAAGGCGTTGAATGAAACGCGCTGGATGGAAGGAGTGCGCAAGATTTTGACCGATGAGTGAGAAATTGAACACGGTAACAGCTCGTGAACAAGACGGTGTTTCACGGGCTGTACTTTTATGGCTGAAAGGCTATGCTCCCGAAATCGAGTTTGAATATCTCCCGCCGGAACGGTCAGGCATGATGCTTACCAGTGTACAGAGCGCGTATAAAACCGCACAGTACATTGACGGCGGATATGCTGCACAGTACCCGTTCGGCGTGATGTATCGCGCCCTGCCGACCGACAGCGAGGAACGCCTCGACGTTGAATCCTTGCTGAATGAGCTGGGAGCATGGGCGGAAGAAAACCCGCCTGATCTCGGCGAGGGAATGACCGTCACATCTGTTGAACGAACGACCCCTGCGGGGCTTATCGCTCGATACGAAGATTTAACCGAGGATTACCAAATCCTCTTAACCATTAACTATGAAGTAGAGGTGTAAAAATGGCAACTACTGAAAAGATCAAACGTCCTCTTATTGCTCATTTTCTGGATACCAGCGATAAGATGGGCGAATATAGCGCTGCAAAGTTTGCACGAATCGGCAAGAACGTAACCGAAGCGTCTACGGACTACGGTGCACAGACCGAGACCGAGCAGGACATTATTTCTGATTCTGCAACTACTGAGATTACCGGCTATCAGCCGACCATGAGCGTTTCTCAGCAGTGCACCAAGGGCGACGATGTGTTTGAGTTTATCGACAAGAAGCGTCGCGCTCGTGCTACTCTGGCAGATTCTCACGCATGGCTGCTGAATGTGGACATGTGGAACGCTACCAGTGACAGCGACACTGCAACCTACGTTGCAGAAGTACAGGAAGTATCTGTACAGGTTGATACCTACGGCGGCGCAGGCGGCGAATCTCCGACGCTGGAATATACGCTGAACTATGTAGGCGACCCGATTCCGGGCACTGTTAAGATCACCGCCGGCGCACCAGTATTCACTGCGAACGTATCCGTATAAGGAGGTAACGAGGAATGGATAGTATCCGCGTAAACAGCGGCGTAAAGGTTATTGAAGTCAACGACAAGGGAGAGACGATCTCCCTTCCGCTGTCTGATGATAGCTTTGTCAAAGGCTTTTTCGACCTGCTGAATGAAATCAAAGACAAGGCAACGGCTATTTCTGAGAAGAAAGGCGACGTTCTGGACACTCTGGACGATATCGTGGCGTTTGACAAAGACGTTAGGGACAAAATCGACGCGCTGATTGGCGAAAATACTTGCGCGAAGGTGTTTGGTGCGGTGCTTCCGTCCTCCGACCAGTTCCTTGATTTCTTCGCACAGCTTACCCCCATCATTGACAGCCACGTTGAGAAGCGTGCAGCAAACATGAGCAAATACAGCGCGGAGCGTGTCGGCAGTGTTTAACATGCTGCTCGACCGCCTGCCAAGCTCTTACAATGGGTATCTGATTCGCACGGATTACAGAATCGGCATTCAGATTTCCCTTGCACTGGACGACCCGAATTTAAGCGATAATGACCGTGTATGGGTGGCATTATCCTTGCTTTACGGAGCAGGGATGCCGCCCATTGACATTGCACTGGAAGGTTTGCAGTGGTTTGTTCGCTGTGGCGACGATAGAGAGATTGAACCCGGCGGTAAACGCATGATGTGGTTCGATTTCGATTCTGCACGGTTGTACGCATCGTTCCGGCAGACGTTTGGCATTGAGCTGCACAAGGTCAATCTGCACTGGTTTGAGTTTATGGCAATGATGGAAAGCCTTAACGAAGATTCGGCAATGTCTCATGCCCTGCAAATCAGAGGCACGGACACAAGCAAAATGAAGGGAAAACAGAAACAGGAATACGAACGTCTCAAACGTAATTTAACCCCTGCACCCGCACTTTCCGAAGAGGAAAAGGAAGCTATTGACGCTTTCTGGGCGCAGATCAATTAGAAAGGCGGTGAATAAATGGCGGATGGCTCTATCAGAATCGACGCTACTGTAAGCGACGAACAAGCGAAAAAGCAGATTGCACAAATGACGAAAGACATTGAGAAGCAATCAGCCGCCGTAGATAAACAAGCCGCAAAGGTACAAAAACTTGCTGAACAGTGGAACAAGGTAGCTGCCGGAGGCACGAAGGGCATTAAAATGCAAGCCGACCTTGCAGCAACGGAGAAAGAAGCCGCACGTCTGGCTGCTCGGTTGGATGAAGTAAACGCTGAGATTGAAAAGGCTCAGAGCGATTACAACACCAAACTGAAACAGGCGGCAACGGGCGCAATCCCACAGGAGGAATTCTCGGAATCGGCGCAAAAGCTGAATTCGCTTGTTGCGGAATCGGATAGATTGGGCGAAGCTCTTCGAAACGCAGATGATAAAGCGGCACAACTGAAACAACAGCTTGCCGAGATTAAGCAATCGTCCATGATGAGCAGCGCCGGTCAGAATGTACGGCAAAGCCTTGACAATGAGACGACGCAGTTAGGCAACATGAAGGCCGGTCTGAAACAGTCTAAGTCGGAAATGAATGACTTTGTAAGTCAAACAAATTCCAAAATGGCTAAGCTGAAACGAGTTATTGCGAGTTTGGGCGTTGGCTTGAAAACCTCTGTCGGCAGTCTGCAAAATTTTCTCGGCGGCAAATTGGGTGCAGCGATTGACAAGCTCAAAGCCAAATTCTCCAATTTCGGACGTTCTAGCCAAAAGTCCATGAAGAAAGCAACGGGCGGCGTGCAGTCGTTCGGTGTACGTCTGCGTTCTATCGTTGCGGGCGCGTTGTTCTTCAACTTGATTTCCAAAGCGCTTACGGCAATGGCTGACCGTTTGGGAAAGGCTCTGCTTGCAAACCAAACGTTTGCAAAGTCGTTTGGACAGGTGAAAAGCAACCTGCTGACGGCGTTCCAGCCTATCTATGAATCTATCATCCCATGGCTGAATAAGCTGATGCAGGCTCTTGCACAGGTAACAGCGCAGATGGCGCAGTTTATCGCGTCCGTGTTCGGTACGACCGCACAGCAGGCGCAGGAAAATGCAAAGGAACTGAACAAGCAAACGGATGCACTGGATTCCACGGCATCGTCTGCGAAGAAAGCTGAAAAGGCCCTTGCATCGTTCGATACAGTCCAGAAATTAACCAATAACAGCAGTAACACGACCGACCCGAGCGCACCCAAGTTTGATACGGATTATTCCGCAGTAAAAAATCAGACACCGCAATGGCTCACTGACTTCTGGAAAGTATTTCAGGATTCGTGGGCGCAGTACGGACAGCAGACTATTGAAAGCGCAAAGAACGCTCTGTCTGCGCTGAAAGACATGGTTTCCGCTATCGGTCAGTCGTTTATGGCAATCTGGACGAACGGAACCGGACTTGAAACGCTTAACAACATTCAACTGCTGCTGCAAACTATCTTCGATCTGATTACCGCCATTGCAACGGCATTTACCAATGCGTGGAACACGAACAACACGGGCGAACAGATGCTGCAAGCAATTATGAACTTGCTGAACACGATCATTCAGATTATCACATCTATTGGTCAGGCGTTCATTGCGGCATGGAACGATGGTAACGCGGGGCAAATCATGCTGCAAAGCATTATGACCCTCATTACCACGGTGGTTCAGGCAATTAGCGCAATCGGTCAAGCGTTTTTAGCTGCGTGGAACGATGGTAATGCCGGACAAACGATGATAAATACCTTGATACAAATGATTACGGCGGTTGTAAACCTCGTTAATTCTATCGGTCAAGCGTTTATTACGGCTTGGACTGATGCAGGGTTAGGCGAAAGTATCTTCTCGAATATTCTTTCCATCATCACGAATATTGAGAATACGATAAAATCACTGGCTGAAAACTTGCAATCTGCGTGGGAATACAACGGGAATGGCGTAGCAATTTGGGAGAGCATTCTAAAAATCGTTGACGATGTATTAGCCGGAATTGATAAAATGTCGCAGGCAACGGCAGATTGGGCGAGCGGTTTGAATTTTGAACCTCTTGTCACGGCATTTAACAATTTCATGGCAGCACTCGAACCGGTTGTAGACCTGATTGTGAACGGCCTTGCGTGGGCATGGGAGAACGTCTTACTTCCGCTTGCAAGCTGGACTATCGAAGAAGCTGCTCCGGCAATCCTCAATCTTCTTGCGGCGGCGTTGCAGGCAATATACAAGGTAGTATCTGCGCTGGCTCCGATTCTGCAAACGATTTGGAGCATTATCAAACCTATCGTTCAGTTTATCGGTTTTTCTGTGATCTCTATTATTGAGGGTTTGACGGATACCATTACGAAACTGGGCGACGCTATTTCCTTTGTCCTTAATCTGATTAGCAAAATTGGAAGTGGCATTGGAAGTGGTATTTCGTCGCTTGTTGGCGCATTGGGTGGCGGATTAAGCGCATTTTCACTGGATTCTCCAACTGCTGCGTATGCACTTGATATCCCTGCTCTTGCAAATGGTGCGGTTATCAGCCCGAACAGTGAATTTCTCGCTCTGTTGGGTGATCAGAAAAGCGGCGTGAACGTGGAAACCCCACTGTCCACCATGATTGATGCGTTTAACGCGGCACTGGACGCACGCGGCGGCACCGGCAACAGCAGCCAGCCTATCGAGCTGTACATCGACGGCGCGAAGTTTGCACGCATTACCGGCCCGTACAACAGCGGCGAAACACGGCGGCGCGGCGTGAGCCTTGTAACAGGAGGTGCATAAATGGAACTTACCGTAGACGGAAAGAAGTACAACGTCCTTGTTACAAGCCTTGCCCGTAAATTTCAGGTGCTTGACGGCAAGAACGCAGAGCGAACGCTCAGCGGCGCAATGATTCGCGACATTATCGGTACGTTTTACAACTACGAGATTACGATTCTTCCCGCAGTTGGCAAGTACGGCGACTACGATGCGCTGTACGAGGTTCTGAGTGCACCGCAGGACAGTCACAGAATTGTTGTTCCGTATGCACAGAGCACGCTTACGTTTAACGCATATGTTACTGCCGGACAAGACAATCTCATTCGCAAGAAACCCGGAGAAGCATACTGGACGGGGCTTTCCGTTCAGTTTATCGCAATGGCACCGCAAAGGACGTGACACATGGGAACAAATAAAATTCTTTATCTGGATAAGGTGTTCACGGCAACAGATGTAAAGTCGGGGAATGTGTATCAAGCACGTTCCCCGATTGCTGCAGCACAGGAAATTGATACTTTTAGTTTCGATGTATACAGTGAAGACACCACATTAACCGAATTTATCCGCAACACACCATTGACGTATTTCCATAATGATGAACAAATGGGAATCTACTATGTGCAGAAGGTCAGCCGAACGGCTATCAACACCTATCACTTCGCCTGCACATCGACCGTAGGTTTGCTTGATGAGACATACCACGACGGCGGCATTTACACAGGTGAGACAGTAAAGGAAGTTTGTGAAGATATTTGCTCTCCGCTGACGGTTTACGTCAAAACAAATATTGCAAATATTGAGCTTTACGGCTGGCTTCCTATCGCGACGCGGCGTGAAAATCTCACGCAGGTGCTTTTTGCGATTGGTGCTACGTTGAAGGTTGACTTTGACGGCGCAATTCGCATTGAAGGTCTGTGGAGCGGCGAGGCAAGCGCAATCGACGCAAGCGAAATCTACGCAAGCGGTACGGTTGATTACGCAACGCCTGTTACCGAGGTAATCGTAACCGAACACGCCTATTCGCAGAGCGCAACGGAAACGACGGAGCTTTTCAAGGGTACAACGTCGGCAGGCGACAAAATCACCTTCGACGAACCGTGTTATGACCTTGCAGCAACCGGTTTTTCCGTGCTTGATAGCGGCGCAAACTGGGCAACGGTTTCGGCAGGCTCTGGCGTGCTGACGGGTAAAAAGTATACGCACGTAACCCGGCAGGTAATGCAGCAGATTAAGCCGAAAACGCGCGAACTCGTTACACAGTCCGACAATACGGTTAAGGTAGAGAGCGCAACGCTTGTGTCTCTCGTGAACGCAACAGCAGTCGCAGAACGCCTTGCTGAGTATTACAGCCACAACGAACGTATCAATTACAAAATCGCAACCAAACGTGAAATCCCCGGTGATGTAGTAAAGATTGCGCATCCTTACGGCGGCACAGTCTCAGGCTGCATTGAAAGTGTGGATATTACGGTATCCGGCAAACTTGCGGCAGAGGAAAGCGTGCTGATTGATTATTTCCCGCCGGACATTGGTGCGCAGGAATATTACGACACTGTGGAGGTGCTGACACAGAGCGGCACTTGGACGGTGCCAGAAAATGTGACGAGTATTCGTGCAGTGCTGATTGGGGGAGGGTCTGGCGGTTCGAGCGGATGTGAGGGCGAAGATGGCAAGAGCATGCGCAACGGCGGTGCAGGCGGCAAAGGCGGCATAGCAGGCGCAGGTGGCGCGGGTGGAAAGGTTTACAGCGTTGAAATGAATGTTACGCCCGGAACGGATTACGCAGTGCAAATTGGTGCAGGCGGCAAAGGCGGCGTATATTCCGCAGACGGCAGCGTGACCGGTACGTCTGGCGTGCAAACAAAGTTCGGCTCGCTATCCTCTGAAAACGGCTCATCTTCTGATATTGGTTTTGCAGACCCAGTCAACAAGCAGTTTTACGCCCAAGTCGGAGACGACGGCATCAAGGGCGGAGATGGCGGCAGCGGCGGCGAAGCAAACTATACAAGCAATGATAACAAGGTTCGTGCAGGCAAAGACGGAGGAAACGTCCTCGGCTACGCAGGTGGCAAGGGTGCAAGTGGCCTCGCGACTAAAAGCGGCAGCAGCTCAGGCGGTCAGATTGGCGTTTCTGGCGGAGGCGGCGGTGGCGGTGCCGCTATGGGCAACGCGGGAGAAGATGGCAATGCCGGACGCTTGGAATGGACGAATTTCGACACGCCTGAGCATAAAGGTTACGGATGGCTCGCAAAAGGTGGCGCGGGCGGCTCTGGCGGCAACGCAACTATCATTCCGAACATGCCGACCATGCTCGGCTGCGGTGGTGGAGGCGGCCACGGAGGCGGCGGCGGAGGAG